CAGTATCATGCAGATTAAGTCGTTCCCTGTAACTGTAGCTATGAATCACTGGATGCGCGGAATGTCGCAAGCAACTATGCAGGGAAGAATAGCATATCTTAGCGCGTTCACAGCAGGCACTACAATGATGGGTGCATTATCTTTGCAGTCAAAAGAGATTTATTTAAATCTGTGAACCTAAAAACTCAGAAAGGAAGAGACAATGCTTTCCAAAGATTAGAAGACAATATGATATTTGATGTAATGGGTAATATCGGTTTCATTCCTTTATATAAAGATTTTAAAAGAACCAGAAATAAAATTAAATATTCTCAAGACGAGCAGCAGCCAGTTAAGATATGGAAAAAGGAGGATTTAAAAAGATTCAAAAACAATCCTGTGATGCAGGAGTATATACGAAACAGGCTCAAGCAACAAAAAAAGTCTAGAAAATAAACTTGAAGATCATATAAAATAGTAGTGCGTTTAGCACAAAGACTACAGCAAAATTAAAATTAGGGTTGTCTAAGTTCATGTTATAAATCCATCATACAATTAAAAGCTGTATGTCCACCAAGGACAACGCCACAGCCTAGTGATTGCCGTTTGAAGTTTTTTGCATACGCAGCTGCATAAGATTTTATATCTATACCACAGCCAGTCTGCATACCAAAAACACGGAACTTTTTACCAACGAACCATCGAACATACGATTCTGTGTGGGTGTGACCACATACAGAACTCATCATATTGTTCTTTGCTTTCATCTGCGCTTGCCCTCCTTCTCCGTGTTCGTACAAAACATCATCGTAAACTATGTTCTCAACCCAGTTCCAACCTGGTGTTCCTAGAACTTCATTGTAGCTTTTGATCCATCGTTTAGGTATTTGTGATTCAAAACCTTTACGCATAACCATACGGTCATGATTGCCGATCATCACATCTGCTTTAGAAAATACTTCATACCATTTTTGAACTTCATCTATAGCTAGATCCAGCTCATCACCCCCACCCAAACCGTCAGGGTCTGTCGTGTGGAAAGATGCGTAGTGGTTGTCAATAATATCTCCAATAAAAATTACTTGATTGAGATTCCATTTAGCATATATATCTATACAGAAATCTAAATACCCTGGATGATTAAAAGGTGCATGAATATCTCCAACTACTAATATTCTTTTTTCTTTGGTGTTTAGGTTTTCAAAAGCTTTTTTACGGTTGCCGGTTAGCCTTGGTCGTATGGTTTCATGATTCATCTTGGACGGATTCATTTATTGATTTGAGCTTACGCATAAATGTTGTAACCTCAGAACTCAATAATGAATACTCTTTGTCCATCAACAACTCGTATATATTGTTTACAGATAAGTGTATGTCATCCATTATAAAATTTATATTTTGGATTCTTTTTTTCTCTAAGGGAGTTATTTGCATAACTTTAAATTTATGTGCAGCCTCTATATTCCCTCCCATAATTATTGTCTTACACTTGTGTTTTTTTAATCTCTAACTTAAAGTTAAGATAAATTTTTTAAATTTTTATTTTACCTGCCATATTTTTTATATATTTAATCACTCATTCATTCATTGTTTGATTTTTAATATTGATAAGTAAGGGTAAGTGGTTTATAACTATTTACCCTTATTACTTATATAATTATTTACAAAATCTTTCGCGTCTTTTAAAGTAGTGAAACTTTTAATATATTTTCTATTTACAAAAATTTTATAGATCGGCACATCGGGATCTACATTGAGTTGTATGTTGTGTAAACTGTATTGACTAAGGCTCAGTTTTTTTATGACGACAATATATTAAATACAGAGCTGCGTTCGTTGTTTATATTGTAGCCAGCTTGAAGTAGATATTTTCTGTGAGCTGAAAGTTGTTTTTTGTAGTTGCTTTTTTCTACAAGTAAAGCTCTGTTTCTTTTAATTATTTTTAGATTTTCTTTATGAAGTCTTAATATTTCAAACTCCTTTTGCGAAATACTCATACCTTCATAATGATTATTTTTCATGTAATGTTCGATCATAGATTTTATGTCGTTGTGTTTCCTTTTAAAATCTTTGTCGTAACACAGCAGGTTTTTTGTTTTTACTATATTGTTTAAAACAGTTGCATGATTTTTGTGTGGTTTTATAGTTCGCCCTAAATAACCTAAGGATTTTTTTGTAAATATCCTTGCTAAATGAAAGTAAATCATCCTTGTTTCTACATTTTCTCTTCTTCTGCTATGATTACTAATCTGGTCTTCTAAATCTACACCAAAATAATCTCCTATGGTTTGTTTTATTAATGTCAAAAGCATAATATATTTTATTTAATTTTTACTTCATTTAGATAATCTAAATATATATCTGAATCTACAAATTCTAAATGAAAAAACAAAGGAGGTTGGTTATTTAATTCTAAAAAATGAGCTTTATAAAAACTGGGTGTTTTTCTTTTGATTACATTACAGAAATAGCCACGAGTAAAACGATCATTAGAATCGATAATTAAACCATCTGATTTTGCAACTGCTTGGTCAAGCTGAAATATAATAATACAACTAAGGGATATGGGTAAGGTTTCTAATATATCTATAAAATTATTTTCAAGCTCATAAAAATAATCATCCCTTGTATACTTCTGTTTCGAATCCATATCCATTGAGTTCATCTATTCTATATTGTTGTAATTTAGAAACCTTTCCTTTAGATGTTTTAACCTCAATGAATCTGATCGTTTTATCTGGATGTAAAGCCAGCAGATCAGGGATACCGTTTTTATTTGTCTTTATCAATTTTAAAACATAATAACCAAGGGCTTCTAATTCTTTAATTTTTTTTGATTGAATTTGTTGCTCGGTCATTATGCAAATTTACTAAATCATTTTGATATCAGATTTGAAATGAGACAGGGTATAGTCTTTCTTTTTGGTCACAGCTTTATATATCTGTTTTTCTATACCGTTACGAGAGAATATCCAGTATAGCTTGTTTTTGAGTCTATCTTTTGTTGTCATTCTATCCCTTGATTGCCAGTAACTTGTGGCGCTAAAGTCTATGTTGTAATAAACCAAAGCCTCAGCATGGCGAAGACTAATACCTTCACGGCCTGATTGAATTTGTAAAGCAATGTTTTTCTTAGTGGAATCAAACTCCTCTAAAGTCACACATAAGTCCTCTTTGAATACCTCTTTCAATGCGTTTAACTCCTCTTTAAATTTATAAAATATACCTATCTTTTTCCCTCTAAATTTATCAA